TTCAGCCTCAGCTTGGCGTTGCTGAAGCTGTAGCTGTTCTTCTTCAGTTAGTTGAAACGTATCTCCCTGCAACAGTTCTTCTTCATTCATTTAATTGAATTAGTTTTGGTTGTAAAAATCTGTGTATTTACCGTTTGTATACACACTCCATGGAGTAAATCCACCTGCTTCATCAAATACTTCCTTGGCAATTATCATTGCTTTACGTGGGTCACGTAGGTCGTCTTCTGTAAAACCTCTCCGTGCAAGCTTATCCATATGTGCTTGTACGTTGATTTGTGGTCCTCCAATTGAGTATTCACGTTCTTTATTTGGATCTAATCCAGATTGAACCGTGTCATTAGTAGCATCACCACCGGACTCGCCCATGATAATTGCTGCCATGATCTTTGCTTCTTCAGGAGCAAAACCAACTTCTAAACCTAATGATTCCCATTGGTTTTGTGGTAACACCAAAGGTTGGCGTGTTGTTGCAAATGCAGACCTAATAGGTGGCGGTCCGCCGGACACCATGTAGTTAGCCCTTTCTGAAATCTTAGGATCAGTCGTATAAAACCTATGTGTAATAGGATCTAAACGTTCTTTAATACGTTCTTTGATATCATTGCCAGGTACTACTGGTTCTAAATCAAATTGTTCTGCAAGTTTATTATGCATTTCCAAATCTGTAAGATTAAGACTTGGTACTGAACGATTAATAAGTGAGGCAATAGGACTAGCTATGCCTTGTGTTGTTGCTGTATTGTTGTGATATTCGATAAAGTTTTCCTGGTCTAATACTTCTGATAGTTTTTTAAAACTTGCTCCCTGTGGATCGTCCAATACTGAATCCATTTTTTGTCTGAACTCAATACCTTCTCTGAGTTCTTCTGACAAGCTACTGACTTGGTTTTCCCACTCAAAAAACTCCATTGTTTTGGGGTTTATATTCTGCGGGTTATTTACAAAGTCCAGAGCCTTCTGTTGTACACCTGCCTTTGTTCTTTCAGCAGTCACCGCATAGTCTTCGACAATACCTGCGTCAGCTAGCCGTGCTTGCTCTCGTAAGGTATCTTTCCTCCACATGCTTACATACTTGTTTTGCATATATGTTGAGCTAGGTCCTTTGTTAGTTCCCCGTGCTACTAGCGCACCGTTGTGTAGAAATACACCTTTGATGTCATTGACATGTCTTTTTGACTCTGAGTTTGTACGGATATTTTGTTCATGCATTGCACGAGACATCCAAGTACCTACATCCTTTTCACTCAAGCCATAGCTTTTTAGCTTTGCAACAGTAAGGTTTCCGTCGTTATAATCCTTCTGGATTAGTTCTAACGATTTCTCTCTGACCTGCGCAGGGACGCTTAGTTTTCTAAGTCTTTCTAATGCCTGAAGTTTTGATGGATCATGTCCGCTCTGTACAGCAGCCTCTTCAATCTGTGCAAACTCATCAGCAGTAATGTATCCATCACCCTGAACAGCAAACTGATTGCCCATGATTAGAAGTTCATTATTAGTCTCTGCAATATCATTACTCGCCTTTGCTGTCTCCCCGGCTTTTTTATTTCTCCTAGCTGTATTTATTAGTTTTGCAATTTCACCAACTTGACTGTCGGTACTTCCAAATGCTTCTCTAAATGTTTTATCACCACCTGCATAGTTTTCTAATTTACTATCTAAAAAAGCTTCAGCTTCGTCAGGCGTTAACGTTCCACTATTTAATCGATTCTTGATTACTTCATAAACTCTTTCTTTTGCTGATGGATCTTTTGACAGTAATGTCATCATCGTCCCATCATCAATAGCTTTGCTGATTACATTGAGGCTTGCATTCTTGAGCTTAGTAGCATTGTCTTTATACTGCTCTTCGTCTAATTCATCATTGTATTTATTTAATGTATCACGTACCTTCTTGTTGATTGACTGTTCTAGGAATTCACCACTAAAGTAATTTCCTTTTGCATCAGTCAGTTCTCCTAGGTATTCCTCAGCAGCAGCTGTTAGACGGCTTCTTTTTTCCTCTACGCTATCATTAGGATCAAATGAAGACACTTCATTTTGCAGCAGCGAATCTATCTTTCTAAGTTCTTCATTTGCAAAATTTACATTATTGATGTAGGCATGAGATCCTGAATCATTAATAAATAGCTTAACGATTGCATCAATTTTTTCAGGAGAGTATCCGTCATTCTGCATCTTGATGCCCAAGTTGGTCTTCAAGAATTCTGATGTTGTTAGATTCTTATCTAAATTGTTTACTGCTAATCTGTCGTCAAGTGTCAGACCATACTGCAGAATTGTAGCGTTATAAGCAGACCGTCTCTTGTCTTTCTGGTTTTGAATTGCATCGCCTACAAATGTGGCTGCACTTGCAGAGAAATCTTTTAGCTTTGCATGGAAATCAGTTACTTCCTTTAGGCGATTCTCTTCATTCTGAATTTGAATTTTGTAATTCATTTGTTCAGATTCTTGATACAGTTTCCTGTTTTCCATATCAAGATTGAACGCAAGCTCACGACTTTGTTGTTCAGTCTGTTGGTTGAACATCTGTGCCCTTAGGCCGAGTTCATTATTCCGTGCTTGTTGATTCTGAGCAGCCTGCAGACCAGCGTCTTCATAGGCTGCTTTCTCTCGGATTCGTTGTACTTTTGTTTTTGTAGCTTTAACTTGGCCTGCACCGAAACTACCAGGCTGAGCTTTAATTTGATATTTACTCATTACTATCCGTATGATGCAATTGCTTTGCCATAATCAAAAGGTTGTCCACTTCCTAGTCCACCAGTTGCGAGTGCACCAGCTAAATCCCAAGCATCGTTGGCTAGTGCTAATCCAAGGTTCTCTTGTGGTGCCGACATCTTGATTGGTTTAGGTGGTTTCCTCCATTCTGGAATCTCTGCATACTCAGGTTTTGGTGCCCTTTCTGGTCTTGGTAATGCAGGTAGTGCTGATGGTTCAGAAAGAATGGTATTCATTGCATTTAAATCTTCCTGCAATCTATCTTGCCTAAATTTAATTCGCATTGCTGCATCATTAGCATCAACGTTATCTCGTGTTGCTTCAAGCATCACCCTGTCCATAATCAGTTGATCTACTAAACCTGTCATCTTTAGATTTTCACCTTCCTCTGCAAACATAAATGCACTTGCAATGGCACTTTGCCTTGCACCTGATTCGGCTACTTGAGCTTGAATAGCTTTACTAGCCGATCGTCCACTACCACCTGCTGCACGTTGTTTACCTGCAGCCTGCAACCCTTGCACAATTTCTTCTTGTGTATCCAGATTTGCCTTACCAGCTAGAGTTTTCTTATTTAAAGCAATTCCAGCTGAAGCTGCTAAGAAACTCCTTTCTGTTTCCTCTTCATCAAAACGGATACCAATTAGTTGTTCTCTATAAGAACGCTGCTGCTGCATCTGAGCATTGTTATATGCCATTTCATTGAAGCTTGACTGTTGTACAGCTTCATCAATTGATGCTTCATACGCTTCCCTTTCCGTATTCTCTTTACGAATACGCATCTTCTCACCGAACCGCCACTGCGAAAGTTCGTTTCGATGTTGAAATTTTCGGTTCGCATTATTATTCTTTTTAAGAACTTCTAGCTGTTCTTCTTTAAACTTGTGGTTATCCTTGCCTACAGCCTTATTGTATTTATAAGACTGTTTATTGGCTTTGTTTTGTTGAATTGTCAGCTTTCGTTGCTGTGCATTACGGCTTTTTGCACCGAAAAACCCACTTAGCGGAAAACCCATTCTCAGACCCTCCTATAGAAACGTGGTGTGTAATTTCCTTCCCACATCATTGCGTTTACAGCAACTGGAAAGGGTGTGTTGTTAAACATCCTCAATTTAAAATTCTCTGTACGTTGATGAATTGGTACTGTAAATACAGTTTCGTTATCTAGTGGAACGTCATTAGCCAAATAGTTGTTAGCTTCGATCACAGGTGCCGTCGCAAACCACTCTTTAATTGCAAAGACAATCGTTGCGTTTGCTGCAGGAGCACTGCTAAAGACAATTGTTGTATCGTTAGAAAAACTATAAGCTGTTGTAGCAATACCGTTTACTGATACATTTACATCGCTTCGATCTTCAAAATTAAGATCTCTCTTGTTATAAGTAAATGTTGTAGTACTACCATCACCAGTAAATGTAAGCCTGTAAGGTTCCCTTCCTTGTTGCTTTACTTGGAAGTTCATTGCTCCTGACAGTCCTACTGAGAACTTCATCCGAGCAATAGTCAAATTAGCAGTAAAATCGGTTGCATTATTTTCAGGTCTAAAATATGTAGTTGGTAGGTGTACATCAAAATTATACTTAAAGCCAACAATAACATCACTTGCTACGTTGGTAAGATCTTTGCCAGGCACAATTACATACGGACCTGTACCATCACTGCCTCGTTCTGGTGTGATGGTAAAACCTGATTCAACAAATGTACCTGTACTTGTATTACCTTTGATAATTAGTACCGGTGTCAGCTCACTGACGTCGTTATACGGTAAGTAGCACTTTGATAAGTTATTAGTAGAATCAAAGACTACGCTAGATGCTGCTGCATATAGGTCCATTGAAGGATTAACTTTCTGTCCTTTGTTATTAACGATAATGGCTTGTTCAGGGCTCTGACTTAACGCTGCTTTAGTCAGTACGACTTGATTACCTTGCTTAGTTACAGCATACATATCGTCAGAGTCGATAGCTATAAATTGGGTTGTACCTGGCATCTGCCATTCCACCCATGCCTGCATTAAGGTTTCCTTACCATCACTGTAATACCTAAATACATATACTCTGTTTGACGATTGATCTGCTAGCGCAATCATTGAGTTTTGCGGACTAGATATTAATTGATCAATGTTTGGTGATATCCATTCTTTTACTACTCGTGATAGATCTAGTACCTGCGGATTCTCTTGTTGTCCTCGAGTCACCATACTAAAACACCTTGTATATCCTGGTGTCTTGCTTATAAAATTAAGCTGCGTACCAACATCTACTGGATCAACTTTATCATCCATCTCATAGTTTGAGATTGTCCTGATTGTTGCTAGCTGTGGAGTTAAAACACCACTATCAGAGAATAAAATAAATTGCTGCTTAGATGAAAATAAAACAACACCTTGTGCAGTAGGTAATACTGCATGCAGTGAAGTAGGTTTTACTGATGAGCAGCTAAGGTCAACGGGATCTGAGTCAAGAACTGTCTGAGCACTTTTAAAGTAAAAGTCAAAAAACTCTCCTGATTGACTCATTGCTACATTATCTTTTGATAAGAAGCCGAGTCTATTGTTGTGAAAGAATCCCGCTGTAATCGTGTTGCCAACAAAGCTGGGCTGACTATTTGTATCTTCGTCGCCAACCTTTCTTTGTGCGTATGTAACCGTTCTAAATACGAATGTATTTGTCCCCGTATTTACCAGCTCATGGGGAAGCGTCGTATCGACCATACCTGGTGACACATCTGGCGCAATTGCTTCTTCCCAATAACCTCTACCATTTCCAGTATTACCTACAGCATTATCTGCTTTAAATGCTGCGTAGTAATCATCTAATACACCAGTTGTATTTGCAATTTTTACTACGTGTCCGTGATACGATTCTTCAGGAAGTTTTGTGACTGATGACACTTCATCTTGAAATGCTTCGAGATGGTTGTTGCCAAATCCACCTCTGGCTTCAAGTGTAAATTCTGTTGCTACACCACTGACAACTCTTGTGATATCTAGACTCACTTTGCCGTTTTGAGTTACTGTCCAGGTACCAGTAAAGTTGCTATTGCTAGCACCTTGTTGTGCTGAAATTAAACTATTAATTGCATCTTTTAAGTTGTGCCCTGACTTATTCGCTAAGATATCATCAAAGGTATAGTCTGTTGTGTGCGATGTAATAGACGTTTCAATGCCTTGAATTTTTACAAAATATTCTACTTCGGGTACAGCACCTGATATGACAATAGTACCCTTAGATTTTGGTACAAATGTTGGAGTTGGAACAGCTCTTGCAGTAACTGTAATTGAGTTATTAATTACCAGTGTTGTATCTTGTACTGTAATTAATTTATAGTTGTCCTTGGTTCCATTTAAATACGCTTGTGCTCCTGTTCCATATGTGACAGTACAAGTAACACCTGTCAAGGCATTCCAGGCAAACACCTCATTTCCCTTGATACAACCAATGTATTCTTCATCATCATCTCTGTTGATGTAGAACCATTTAGCATTGTCATACGTTGTACCTGTTCCTAGGTTTGCTATATGCTTAAAGCCAGGTCTTTTAGTTAGTCCGTAGGTGGCATCAGGAAAGCCGTTGTAGCACTCACGGACCTGACCGGGGAGCATTTTGTCATCTGATTGTTTTGAGACTCCACCAAGATAGTTAGAGATCCGTTGAGTAACTGCTGCCATTTATCGATAAAGTGCGTTGTATGGTTTGTAGCTGTTGTAGGTATTTGTATTACCTGGATGACCAAAGTATGTATAGTCTCCTTGATTACATTCATACTCCATTGCCATAGCTCTGGTAAATGCTTCTTTTTGTTGGAGCATTTGGTATTGAGTGCTATCGCCAACAATTCTGCTGCTCACTGTTGAAGCAGCTCTGCTGACAATAAAATCAGCAATCGGTGTTGGAATATCTACCCAGTCAAATAGCCATGTGATATCACAATCAATTTGTTTTGTAAAAGTAAAGGTGTGATGTGCTTTGTCGTATAGTTTGCCACTACGTCTTACAACATCTAGTTCTACATTTGATGCATTCTGAGATGGATCAATTTGTATAATGTTATTTGGAATAACGATTTCATTGTTGGTATCAGGAGTCATTGGGTAGTGACTCTCTTTATTAAATGTCCATCCCTCAGCCTGGACTTCCCGTGAGACTTCTAACAAAGTCTGGTATGCAATCGCAACGTCCGGGTTGGTTTGATCAAGGGTAGTCACAGGCGCTTGACCACATGACTGCAGGATTGTGTTTACAGCAGGTAGCTCTTGCTGAGCATTAGTGGTAGGAAAAGCCATATAAGTAAAAAAAAGGGACCCCGAAGGATCCCCATAAAGTGTATAAAAATCAGAATGTAGAAGGAGCTGAAGCACCAACGTACAGCTCAACGGCTGCAGCAGGGTTCAGGTAGTC